TATCGGCAAATACAAGTATATCACATACAACATATCCTGCCATATCACACTTATCATCTTACGAATATTCACCATCAACATTTAGCGACCTGAACTTTGGAAATCAGTATGATTACTGGCAACCGATGAACGACACTTATGTTGGATTTACTACCAATAGTGTATTCACTAATTTTTGGTCTAGTAGGGTAGAACAACTTTACGATAGTGGGGTAAAGTTATTCACGGGGGTATTCAAGCTGACCCCAACTGAAATAAACAATTTATCATTCAACGATAAAGTTTATTTCCTAAACGCTTGGTGGAGGTTATTATCTATGAATGACGCAGACATTACCGATATTAGTTTGGTTTCTTGTTCGTTCATTAAACTACCATTTGATAGTGTGGAAACACCTTTAATCGCACCGACATATCGTCAAGCACCATTCACCCCACAACCAACCCCAACTGGTTCAACATATCAATATGTTATGTTTAGTTCCAACAACATAAATGCTATGTGTAGTGAAACATCACCACAAGTAGTCGTGTATTCTAACTGCTCTACATTATCTGCGGGTTGTTCTGTCTTTAGTGATACAGGAGCAACAACCCCAATAATAGAAGGGACATTCCTAAAACAAGTGGGGTTAAATACTATTTATCAAGTAATAGAATATGGTATTCTAACAAACTTTACAACCTGTTAAACTATGGCAAAAGAAATCGCATTAAAATTAAAAATCACCAGTCAAGGTGAAGAAAAGGTAATCAGTAATCTAAACGAATTAGAAACTGAATTAAAGATATTACAAGAAACCCTGAAGACATTAGATTTTGGAACTGCTGCCTTCAAGGAAGCAACAAGAAACATCGCAACCTTACGAACCAAGATTGATGAAATTGATAAAGCAAGTGAAGGTATTGGTGCTGAAAAAAAGTTCCGTGCCATAGGGGACGCAATCAATATCCTTACTGGTTCATTTCAAGTTTTATCAGGTGCTATTGGTCTATTCACAAGTGATAGTGAAACATTAGAAGAAGTCCAAAAGGCAGAAACCGCAGCCTTAAATGTGTTGAATATTGCCTTGGGTATAAACGCAGTCAATACAGCGTTGGTTGAAAGTGCCACCCTTCGTAAGACCATCGCAGAAAAAGCATCAACTTTAGCAACCAAGGCAGCAACAATCGCTCAAAGGGCATTTAACGCTGTGTTGTCTGCCAATCCAATTGCGTTGGTAATAACAGCCGTGGTAGGTTTGGGTGCTGCGATGTTGGCATTCAGTAAGGAAACCAAGAATGCGACCAAAGAACTTGATGCGTTAAAAATCAGCACCGATACATTAGACCAAGTTTCCAAAGATAGTATTAAAACCCGTGATGAAGAAATCAAAAAGATTTCTTCACTTGTCGCTGTTAGTGAAACTGAAAATCTATCTAAAAAAGATAGGACTAGAATATTAAAACAAATCCAAGCTGAATATCCTAATTACTTAAAGAACCAAGATTTAGAAAAAGTATCTTTAGGTGATATTAAAAAGGCTAATGAAGATTTGGTTAGTTCTATTGATAAGGTGGCTAAAGCCAGAGCATCTGCCGATAAGTTAGGTGAAATCTATAGTAAAAGAATACAGATAAGAACTACTGAAGAACTAGCATTACAAACAGACCAAAGAGCAAGGGAAGAAGCATACCTTTTATTGAACGCAAGTCAAAGAGATAAGCAAATCCAAAGTATAAATAACTTGGCTAAAATTAGACAACAAAACCAACAACAAGAATTAAGGACACTAGATATTCAAGAAAAGTCAATCAAGAATTACATAGTTGAAACTGATTTGGTTGGGGAGTTTGTTGGTGTTTATGATAAAGGAACTAAAGCCGCTCAATCATTTACAGATAAAGAATTGGAACTTATCCAAAAGAGAATTGCTGCGTTGGATAAAATCATCGCTAAAATCAACGAAGCACAACAGGCGGATATTGAATATACTTCAACCCTATTAAACAATCAGGAAGAAGTTATACAAGAACAGGAACAATACATTAAAGAAAGGGGAGAGTTCTTAAAAAGTGAAGGTCAAAAACTTATTGATGAATTGAATGAATACTTGTTTAAGACAATTCCAAGTGCGGAAGAGGTTAAAAAATTAAGCGATGGATATAAAGATTTCTTTACCGCAATACAAGATGCGGTAAAATCAGGACAACTTGATTTTAGGAAAACTACTGGTTGGGAAGATTTTGTAAAGTTCGCTGAAAATACTTTACCTGGTATTGGTGAAAAATTAAAGAATGTAAATGACGAAAGTAGAGCAGCATTTGTTGAATACTTTAACAATTTAGATGAAAGGGTTTCTGCGATTAAAACAAAAGTGGAAGGCGCCTTTTTAGGTTTCTTTGACGCAGTCCCCGATGATACAACACTTAAAGCCTTATTAAAGGTTGAAGAAGATATTGCCATTTTAAGAAGGGATAGGGTTAAACTTGGTTTAACAGAACAACAACTTAAAAATAAGGAATTGTCTATTATCAAAGAACAATTTGGTATAAACAAAAAGATTGAAGAATTGGCTGTATCCCAAGCGGAAGACACCTTCAATTATTTACAACTTTTAGAAAAAGGTAAAAAAGAAGAAGCGGCTGTAATAAAAACAAGAATAGATGAAAGGGATAAGTTAGTTTTATCGTATAACCAAGTTGCCGAAGCAATCCTAACTGGTGTTATTAGAACAGACAACTTCGTAAAAGGATTGAAAGAAGTAGGGGAACAAAGTGATAAGAACTTACTTAAAATCAAAAACTACAAAGAACAAATTGATAAGACATTTGACCCCGCAAATCTTGAAGGATTAAAAAATTATTTCAAGCAAAACGCAGATGACTTTTTGGTTATATTCACAGACATATTAGACAACGAAGAAAAGTATTTTGGTAAGTTAGGTGAAGCAGGTATTACCGCTTTGTTTAGTGGTATTGATGAAGGGTTAAAAGATGTTGAAGGTAAGACAAGAACCGAACTTGAAAATATCCAAAAGTTCTTAAAAGTATTTGGGGACGAGTTTGCTAAAGATTTTGGACTGGCTGAAAACCCATTCTTGAAAACCTTAAACGCAATTAGTAAGAAGTTAAAAGAACTACCAACAGAAAGTCAGGAAGCATTTACCAAAACATTAAATAATATTAAAGATGTTGCTGATAAGGTATTATCTGCGTTTCAACAAATATCATCAGGATTATCTAATATCGTTCAATTACAGAATAGTTTGTTGTTGGAACAATTAGATTATCAACAAGCTCAAGCACTTAAAGCGATTGATGAAGTAAATGATGATACTGAAGAAGGACAGAAAAAAAGAAATGAAGAAAGATTAAAGGCTGAAAAAGATTATCAAAAGAAAAGGTTTGAGATTGAAAAGAAAGCCAGAGTTCAAGAATTACAATTCGCATTAGCCAACGCATTAGCGTCATCGGCACAGGCAATTATTGGAGCATTAGCAACACCACCACTAGGGGTTGGTATTGCGTTGTCCGCAGTTTTGGCTGGACTTACAGCATTTCAAGTTGGGGTAATCAACGACCAAATACAATTCACACAAAACAAACAATATTTAGGTAGAACGGGTGGATTGGTGGAAGGTTCATCACACGATACTTATGGTGGTGGCGTTCCAACTTTATTGGAAGGTGGGGAGTTCATCTTAAACAAAGAAGCCGTTAGAGCCTACGGCGACCAAATAAGTATGATGTCTTCAGCGACGGGCGGGAAGCCGATGTCTATTGATGATAGTAGAATAGTTCAAGCAATCGCTAAACAAAACTTATCTACAAAAACACCACTAAAGGCTTATGTTCTGTATAACGACATTCAGGACACAACAAAATTAAATAAAAAAATAGAACAATTAGCACGACTATAATGAAAGTATTTGAGTTAAAAATAGACGAAGAAGATGATATGTCTGGTATTCAGTATATCAGTATTGTAAAAGAACCCGCAACACAGATTTCGTGGGAAGTTTTCAACAATCAGGAAGAACCTATAAGTTGTTCCCATAAAGAAGATTTACCACAGGAAGCAATTGACCTGTTGGATAATTACGGAATGGAAGTTAGTAATGAAGCATTCTTCAACGCAACAATAAAAGAAATTGATGAATTGGTTATTGAAAACTTTGCTGTTCCATCAATCAATCCTAACCCAAGAGCAGAAAGTAGATGGGACGATACTAGTGATAAAGCATCTGTTATTACAAGATACATCTATGTTGTAGATACTGGCGTTGGTGCCCCATTAAAACCACTTTCAAGACAATTATGTCGTAAGATGTTATTATCACAAAAGGTATGGTCTAAAGATGATATGGCAGCATATTCATTACAATTATCTTCACAGGGGGATACATTCAAGTTAGTTCCAAGAGCCAGAACGGCACCTAATGTGGATTTCTTCCAATACAAAGGTGGAAATAGATGTTGCCATAGATGGCTACAAATAGATTTTCCTATTGGATTAAATGAAACTTATGAAGAAGCATTAGCAAAAATCCCACTTAAAGCACAATCAGCTTTAGGTAAAGGTGATAATGTTGGTGGTTCAGGTCGTCCATTTGAGAGCGAAGCAAGATATATGAATAGATTACCTAAATCAGTTAGGGGTAATATGTCGGCTCAAGATGAAATGAAACCAATAGGTTTTCATTTCGGTCTGTTTGTTTATCCAACAAGGTTCGCAGCCCTGATGGCTGAACCAACAGCAAAAATCATTTCTAAAGTAAAGTTAGGTATTATGGAAGGGTATTGTCCCGTTGATATAGATTACGACTATTACGAAGGAACTGGTGAAGTATTAGAAAAGTTTAATGTTAGGGAAGCGTTCGCTGTTCCTACAAAAGAAATACAGGACACGGCACAAAGGGTTCTTGATTGGGTTGAAGAAAATGGTTGGGGAAGTTGTGGGACTGAAGTTGGTAAGATTAGAGCAAACCAACTGGCAAAAGGCGACAACATTTCCCTTGAAACCATTACAAGAATGTTTAGTTATTTATCCCGTCATAAAGTAGATTTGGAAAGTTCTAAATCTTACGATGATGGTTGTGGAAAACTTATGTATGATAGTTGGGGTGGTGAAGCAGCGTTAGGTTGGGCTGAAAGGGAAATGAAGAAGGCAACCGAAATGAATGTAATGTTTTCCGCTGATGACTTCAAGGGTGATATTACCGCAGTTGTATTCCAACCAAATCAAAAGATATACAGATGGGATAGTGAAACTAATACCCCTTATTATGTCTTTATGTCCCGTGATACTATTAGAAAGATGTTGATGAAATTATCAAGATTGAAACCTAAAAACCTTATCAACTACGAACATTCAGGAATGGTGTTTAGTGGTGATGATGTTTATACCTACGAAAATTGGTTGGTTAGTGATAATCCAAAGATGGATAAATCGTATGAAATATTCGGCAGGGAGTTTGAGCCTGGCACTTGGATTACAACCATTCATTTCAAGGACAGAAGGATTTTTGATGAGTTTGTATTATCCCAAAAGGCTAGTTCAATTTCATTAGAAGGTATGTTTGAGGAAGTCCCATTCAATTTCTTTGATGTTAAAAAAGAAGAAGCATTTATTGATGTTAGACCTGGTGAAAGTGAAAGTGATTATGTGGGTAGATGTGTTAGTTCAAGTGAAATGATGGGAGAGTTTCCTGATGAAAAACAACGACTAGCGGTATGTTATTCACAATACAAAGAAAAGTTTAATTTCCCAAAAGGAACTTGTTGGGAAGGTTATGAACCTTACGGAACTAAAATATTAGATGGTCGTGAAGTTCCTAATTGTGTTCCAATCAAAGCGACTGAAGAGTTCATTACAGAATATATCCCTTATGAAGATATAGCAGAACAATATTGTAATTGTGATTATGGTTATACTGCTATTGGTTTTAAGATAGGTGATAGAAGTGAATACAAGTGTGTTGAAGAAAATAGCCAAGAGGCTATGGACTACAACGCAGCACAACTTGTTATGAAATTAGAAGCACTATTAAAAGAAATGGATAAATCTATGTCTTAAACATTTAAGTCATATATTTATCATAAACAATAAAAAAAAAATAAACTATGAAAAATATTGAATTATTACAAAAAGTCGCTGACCTAGTTGGCTTTAAGTTTTCAAGTGTTTCCCATTCCTTCGCTGAAGTAGAATTAGATGGTGGCGTAATCATCACCAATTCAACTGAAGGGGAGTTCCTTTTGGGTGATACTATTAGTGTTAAAAACGAAGACGGAACATTTACACAAGTAGGTTCTGGAACGCACAGATTGGCTGACGGAATGAAAATCTTTATCACAGATGAAGAAGGAAAGTTGGTTGAAATCAAAGACGCTATGGAAGACGAAGTAGAAGACGAAGGTGTGGTTATTGTTGATGCTGAAAAAGAAAAAATGGAAAGCACACAATTAGACGCATTAAAACAAGCGATACACGATGTATTGTTTGCGTTTGAAGCAAACACTAAAGAAATTGCTGACTTGAAAGCAGATTTACAAGCCTTCAAGAATGAAGCAAAACACGCTCCCTTAAAAGAGGATACTTTGATGTCTAACGCTTTTTCAAGCGACAGCAGGTATGAAATCTTGAAAAAGATGAAATTAAACAAATAAAAAAAAACAAAAAATTAAAAAACAATAATTATGAAAAATCTTAAAAACTTCAATTTTGATTTTGATACTACTGGAATGGTAGATTACTTGAACGCAAACGCAGATTTGCTTTTATCAAAAATCGTTATAGACACTATTGAAAGTTCTACTTACAAAGTTGTCCCTAACATAAAGTTTGGCGAACTAATCCCTGTATATGAAACAGGTGCGATTGACGACATCGCTTTTCCAGGTAATTCTTGTTCCTTCACAGGCGGAACGATTGAATTGACTGAAAGAGAATTAAAGGTATGCCAATACAACATACAAAAGAACTGGTGTGATGATGAATTGAATAGAACAATTATGTCTATTAGATTATCACCAGGTTCTTACCCACCTAACTTGGCTCCTTCAGTTGAAGAAGCGTTTATGAATGATATTGCGAAGAAAGCATCGGTTTATGCTTCAAGAAAGTTTTGGAACGCTGAAACGGCTACTGATGGTTGTTCTGGTGTGATAGAGCAGTTGGAAAGCGCACCTTTCACAGCAGAAACAATCAACAAAACATATACTGCGATGACTATAAATAATGCGGTTTCCGTAGCAGATGCCTACATATTGGCACTTCCTGCTCCGTTAAAAGTCATCAATACTATTATGGCGTTGAACCACAACGATTTCCAAGCACTTCAGTTGGCTTTAAGAAACCAAAACTTATTCAACTTTAACCCAATTACTTTGGCGAACGGACAAATGGCAATCCAAATCCCATTCACAAATGTAATCGCTATTTCTTGTGAAATCGCTGCTGGTTATATGGTTTTGACTAACGCTGAAAACTTGATGATGGGAACTGACTTGTTGAGCGACATTTCTTCACCTATTTCTTGGTATTCTTTGGATTTCCAACAAACAAGATTAAAGTTGGCTATGAAGATTGGTTCTGCTGTAGGTATTCCTTCACAGGTAGTTTTCGCAAAATAATTAAATAATCACATTCCTAATGGTTTATAGTCCTACGGGGCTATAAACCAAATAAGGAAGATAAAAAAATAACAAAAAATATAATAACATAAAATTATGGCTTCTAATTGTATTATCACAAGCGGATTAGCACTTGCTAGTTGTGTAAATAATGTTCCTGGTATTGACGAATTATTCGTTTTAACATCTACAGGAACTTCTACAGACGCACAATTCGCTTCAATCACTTACGACCCTGATGGGTATATCACATCATTTTCAGCTGCTACTACAGGTTTAACTTTCCAACAAATAGATTTAGTTAGAAATAGTAGTGCTGCGTTGAATGAAGAAACATCAATCAACTTACCATCACTAGGTTTCACATTCCTTACTAAACTTTTATTCACAATTCCTGGTTATTCACAGGAAAACACAAACCTTTACCAACAAATCGTAAAGAACACACAATCTTACTTCATCGTAAAGTTGAAGACAGGTAAGTTTTTCTTGGCGGGTGCTGATGTAAATGGTGGTGGTGGAATGTATGTTGAAACAGCAGGTATTGTTTCTGGTTCATTACCAGGGGACGACCAGTTGTATTCAATCGGTTTAACTTCACAAAGTTCAATCAGCGTTCCTGAAATGTTAGTATCTACTACCTTGTCTGCTTTCGTAGCAGGTTCAGGTTTCGGTTTATACTACAACAACTAATTAAAAAAATACTTTTTAATGGGGGGTAAAAACCCCCATTTTTTTAAGCCAATTATGTTGGAAGTAATCAAAGATATTAGGGTTAGAAAGGACAACACTTATGTCCCAATAACACGATATATTTTAACTAACTTACGACTTGATTTACATAGTGAAATAATTACAATAAAGGTTCTATTCTACAGGAATGATGACCTAATATTTACCAAGTTATTTAATATGGGTAAATGTGGTGATACGAATGTGAATGACCTAATCAAACAGGTTCATCAACAAATACAAAATGAAGGTTAAATCATTACTTACCCAATACTTCCAAGGCGAACAAGTGTATAATTACGGGGGACAAATCCCACCAATTTTATTTCCTGACCCATCACCAAGTCCAATTCCACCTACGCCAACGCCTACGCCTACCAACACTACTACACCAACGCCGACGCCTTCTATTACCCCTTCAATCACACCAACGATTACCAACACACCTACTAATACAAAAACGCCTACACCGACAAGAACTTCAACTGCGACACCAACACCAACGAATACCCCAAGTCAAACGCCAGCGGGATTTGACCCTGATGCCGCTGCTTACTTATCTGCCGTTGTTGCTGCGGGTGGTGCTGTTTCATCACCGATGTCTGCGGCAACAAATAATATGTTCTTGGCGTTAAAGTCAAATGGACTTTATACAAGAATAGACGCTATGTATCCAGTTCTAGGTGGCACGGCAGCATCACACAAGTTTAATGCTATAAATCCATTAGATACTGATGCCGCATTTAGATTGACTTTTAATGGTGTTTGGACGCATAACGCATCTGGTATGATAAATAATGGTGGTCCAGGAACATACGCAGAAACTTATTATGACGCATCTTTAGTTGTTCCAACAGCTGCAGACCAATCTGTATCAATTTATACAACAACATTAAGCAATAAAGGAGTTCAAGATATAGGTTCAACAAATACAACAGCAGGAACTATTGAGGTTGGTATTTATACATCATTTAGTAGCGTTCAATTTATATCAAATGTTAAATCGGCTGCATCATCGTATCGTTCATATAATCAACCTTCAGCAGCAGGTATTGGATACTTTATCGCAACATCAACAGGAACAGATGTTTTGGGAACTAAAGATGGTGTGTTAGTTGTTAATAATACACAAATACCAGATTTCACAAACAAAACACATTACATAGGTAATAGTAATGGAAATCTTGGTATTGGTAATCCATCAAATATAATATTCGCTCATTTTGGAAGACAATTTAGTTCAGGTGAAATGACTACATTATCAAGTATAATCAACGCATTCCAAACCGCATTAGGAAGAAACACATATTAAAATATGATATACATAGAACAAAACGCAGTCAATAACATCTTCGTAAATGTATCCCAATACAAGACGGGGAACTTTGGTGCCAATCCAAAATACCTGTGGAGATTACAGAACGCTCAAGGTAGAAACATCGTAAGTTTCTACCCTGAAAACAGCACATCTACTTACCCAAGTGCTTATACTGGTCGTTATGATGTATTCACATTTAACACATTTAAGAACCAACCTGAAAACTATATTTATAGTGCGGGAACTGATTGTAATTTACACCTTGTAAATGAAAACCAATACTGGTTAGGGATTTATGAAATGCCACCTAATTCAACATCATTAAATCCTTCAGGTGAAAAGTTGTTAAATAGTTTGGCGTTTATATTCGTTCCTGTTGAAAACGAGTTTTATACAGGTAATACTGCGAACTTTGAGCCTAATAAAATCTACTATAAGAATGGTGATGGTATAACACCGACGCCATCAAACACGGCATCACCAACGCCGACGCCTTCTATCACCCCTTCCATTACCCCTTCAATCACACCTACAAATACGGGAACACCTACGCAGACGCCGACTTCCACTTTAACACCTACGCCTTCAATTACGGCTACTTCCACTTTAACACCTACACCTTCAATTACCCCAACAAATACGGGAACACCTACGCAGACACCGACTTCCACTTTAACGCCAACGCCTTCCATTACCCCAACGAACACAGGGACACCTACGCAGACACCGACTTCCACTTTAACGCCAACGCCTTCCATTACCCCAACGAATACAGGGACACCAACGCCAACGCCTTCCATTACCCCTTCAATCACACCAACGAACACACAAACGACTACGCCGACCCCGACAATTACGCCAAGTTCAACACAAATACCTATATTTGTTGCTGGCGGTGAAACGACAAATAAATTAGGTTATTCCAACGATGGTATAACTTGGTCGGCATCTACAAATGGTAATTCAATATTCGGGACTGGAGTTTTTGGTCTTGGTTGGAATGGTAGTAGATTTGTTGCTGGCGGTGTTGGAACAAATGTTTTAGGTTATTCCAACGATGGTTTAACTTGGTCGGCATCTACAAATGGTAATTCAATATTTAATAATTTTGTAAATGCTATTGCTTGGAATGGTTCATTATGGGTCGCTGGTTCAAGTCAGGGAACAAATAAATTAGCATATTCTACCGATGGTTTAACTTGGACTAATTCGTCAAATGGTAATACAATATTCACTTCTGGTGTTTATGGTATTGCTTGGAATGGTAGTAGATTTGTTGCTGGCGGTTATGGAACAAATAGATTAGGTTATTCCAACGATGGTATAACTTGGTCGGCATCTACAAATGGTAATTCATTTATCACATCACAAGGTAGAGATGTTGCTTGGAATGGTTCATTATGGGTTGCTGTCGGTATAGGCGGGGATAGAATAGCAGTTTCCAACGATGGTATAACTTGGTCGGCATCTACAAATGGTAGTAGTATATTCAGTAGTAGTGTTGATTGTGTTGCTTGGAATGGAAGTAGATTTGTTGCTGGTGGAAGTGGAACAAATGTTTTAGGTTATTCCAACGATGGTTTAACTTGGTCGGCATCTACAAATGGTAATACAATATTCGCAACAAGTGGAGCATCACCATCATCACAATCGGTTTCTTGGAATGGTAGTAAGTTTATAGTAGTGGGTAATACTTATGCTGGTCCTGGAGTATCAAATCCCCGTCCAATAATAGCATATTCTACTGATGGTATTACTTGGAGCGCTTCAACAAATACAAGTGTAGCATTTGGTGTAAGTGATTTATATGCTTCAACATCTAAACCAGGCCCTAATCTTTACCCACCTAGATAATTAAACTACAAACAATAAAGGTATAACTTATATTTATAGAAATATGGAAAACATACAGAAACCAATAGAACCTAAAATCCATTCGTTTAATGTTGATTATCAAATCAACAGATTAGACACCCGTGAAAATAGGGAAGCAACCGAAAGAAGCAAGCCTTGGGTTATGTGGGGATTACGAAATGATTACCCACAATTTATCCTTCAAGTAAAAGAACATTCACCTACGATGTCGGTGGCTATTGATGCTAAAGTAAATATGACCTATGGCGATGGTGTTGAAATTGAAGATTTAGGAAATGTGTTGGTGAATAAATACGAAACGATTAGTGAATTATATTACAAAGTATTTTATGATATTTGGTTATTCGGTGGTTATAGTTTGGAAGTAATTAAAAGCCGTGATGGAAGTAGAATTGAAAGTATTTACCATATTCCATTCCAAGATGTTCGTGTTGGAAAACAAGATGTAGAAATACACAACAGGGAAAATGGTGTTTTTTATGTATGTGAAGATTGGCAGAACACACAACAAAAAAGATTAGTTGTAAAGTTCCAATCATTAAATATGGAAACCCGTGAAGGTCGTGAAATGGTATATTGGAAAGATTATACCCCAACGATGAATAGACACTACCCTTTAACACCATATCAATCGTCTATTGATAGTTGTGTATTGGAAGCAGAAATCTACCAATTCCACAAGACAAACTTGGCAGCATCACTTATGCCGAACTTATTTGTAAGTTTGATAGGAGACCCTACCCCTGAAGAACGACTTTCTACATACGAAGAATTGGTTAGGTCTTATCAAGGAAAGAACGGACAAAAACTTATGTTGGCGTTCAGTAATTCTGCTGATGAAAGACCTGTTATTGAACCAATCAGTAATACGGGTAATGATAGTTTCTATACCGAAATATTACAAATGTGCGTTCAGGCAATCCTTACAGGACAACAAGTCGCATCACCATTACTTCTTGGTATTTCAACCTTGAATAATTCAGCATTCAGTCAAAACGCAGAAGAAATAAATGTGGCTTGGAACTTGATGATGGAAACCACAATTAAGCCTATGGTTAGAAAAGCAAACGCATCTATTGAAAACATATTAGCGTTAAAATACGATAGACCAATTAAATTGATAAACAAGTTTAGAACACCTGAATTATGATATATTGGATAGACGAAAGTTATGTTCGTGATAATTTACCTGTAGAATATTCCCTTTTAAGTGGAAACATCTTACCTGCCTTACAACAGGCTCACTTCATCAACGCTCGTGATATATTGGGTGATAGATTGTTTGATAAGATAAATGAATTGATTATCACCAACACGATTGATGACCCTGCTAATGAAAGGTTCAAGTTCTTATTGGATAATTACCTACAGAATGTAGTGTTGTATTGGACGATGAATTATCTAACAATCAACCTATTAGCAAAATACGCAAACAGGGGCGTTCAATCACAACAAGGGGAGTTCAGTAATAATGTTGATTTATCTGTTTGGCGAACCTTGAAAAATGAGTTTCAAGATTTAGCAACTTATTATAGTCAAAGATGTAATGATTGGTTATACTGGAACCAAAACGATTATGTCCCATACTATACTTATATGCTTTCCAACGGATTACAACCAGCAAATCCCCGTGATAAGTTTAGAAATGGTGGTCTTGTTTTAGGAGCTCGTAGAAGGTTCAGCTATAACAATATGTGCTGCTACTAATAAAGTGTCTTAAACACCAAATAAAGTGTATCTACCGAAGTATAATAGGGGTGAAAGTATATCGGGTTATGTAGCCCGTTGTTCTTCAACTGCCGATATGGTTAGAAATGTAGGACAGATTGGGGTAAGACAATCCATTTGTAAAGAACACGCAGAACAAATGCGTCAAGCACTACGACAACCTTTTACTGAACCTGAACGAAAGTTGGGTCAAAAATAATTTAATTTTATTTTTTATTAGTTTGACTTTTGTTCCATCAGGAACTATTTATTGTATATGGGAAACAATAATAAGAAGGAAGTG